TGCTTCATCTCGACCACGTTCTCGTCGACGTTGTTCGACCACTCATCTGTGCGGTATCGGTAGAACTCTCCGCAGATATAGATTTCCAGCGGCATCTTCTCGCCAGTGCGCGGGTCCAGCGCCTCCCGCGGGATGTAGGCCTTCAAGAGTCCTGTCGCGTTGGTGACGCCATGATCGAAGCCGGCTACGACGTCCCAGCGAGGATCGGGATACCAGAATGGGTCCGAGATGACCACGAGCTCGTACAGCCGGGGATTACCCAACACTGAGCCAAAGACAGCCTCGCCCCCCGTGGCGTAGGCATCCATCTCCTGCTCTTTCTTCCACATCGACTGCGAGGCGTATCCGCCGTTCTCTTTCGCGTACCAGGCGGCACCCTTTTCGGTCTCAGGATCACGGTCGGGGATGGCGGAATAATGCAAGGCCATCACTGTCAAGCCGTTCTTTTTCCTGCGAATGTTTACTCCACGGATTACCTCTACGCGGGTCTGGTCGGGTACGTCGTCGAGTTTGCGGATGGCGGTTTCGAGATTAGTCATTAGGCCCTCGCCATCGTGGCGTCGTTGGTGAAGTCGTAGTACCAGCCGGCGTTCGCCGTGGAGTTGAGAACGATCTTGCGTACACCCGAGGCGCGCGCTTCGTCGTAGGCTACCTCAGCTTCAGGCTGGAAGGCTGTCTCGTCCGAGAAGATGCCCCACGGGTGGTAGGAGCGAATCTTGCCGATGCCCGACGGGATGACGTGCATCACCGACGTCCCCACTCGAAACTCACTGGAGGGCTGCTTATCGAGGGGTTTAGGTAGGGGGAAGGCGTCGCGTAGCCACTGGGGTTGGCTCGCATAGAGATGCTTCGCGTAGGAGATAACCTCGAAGCCCTTCTCGTCGGTCATAGTCTGGACGATGACTTCCCGCTCGGCGACCAACTGGCACTGGAGGGTGAAGTATCCTGCGATCGTCCATGTCGCCATCATGTCTCGCGACTTCTCGATCAGCTTGACCCTCTCCGAGTCGTCCTCCAGGTACTCGCACAGCGGCCGGACGAACGGCCATGATGGGAAGGCTCGGTAAGGGCTCTCCCAGCCGTGATCCTTCCAATGCGGGTTGAAGGTCTTCGTGTATCTCGTCAGCCATGTGTAAGTGTCCGCAGTTGCTTCGCGAATCTTTTCAGCTTGCTCACGCTTCTCTGTGTCGGAGAGCTTATTGTCAGTACGACGGGCCCGGTCGAACTCTTCCTGCTGTTGCTCTAAGGCGTGGGCAGCAAGGGCGGCAAGGTGAATCTGGCGGAGTTGCGCATCTGTGTACTGCATGGCCCTTAGTTTACAGAAGAGCCCTTCAGCAGTGCGGCGCCCTGATGCACCATAGCCTCGAGCTCCGCAGGACTCTTGCCAGCCAACGGGTCTTCCTTGCCGGCGTAGCCGAACTTGTCAGCCAGCGCTGCTGCGGCCTTCACCTGGCCGTCGATGTTCCCTTTGGTCCTGTCGGGGTCCAGCATCATCAATTCCATGAGGCGCTCTTCGATGGCAGTCCGGGTGATGCCCACTTTGCGCAGATTCTTTACGCGCTCTTTGGAGAGGTTGATGAGGTCCTCGCGCTGCAGCTCCTTCATAAACCAGCGCACCGGAGGGGAGTCGAGGATGGCGTTCACTTCCTCGGGACTTATCTTGAGGGTCTTTGCAGCGAAATCCACGCCCCGCTCAACGGAGAGTAGCGCGCAGGCTTTCTCCTCCATCGTGATGAGGTAGGACTCTTCCTCGATCTCTTTGATCTTCCGCTTGCCTGTCTTCCTCGAGAGGGGCTTCACCACCGCTGGCTCTGCTGCCTTGGCCGCCACGTAGGGCCGCTTCGGCATGATGGGTCTCGGGGTCTCGTCGGACATCACCTATCTCCTGTGGGCGCTTCGGAAGGCTGCAATCTGCTTCTTCCGCATGATCGGCTGGAGGGCTTTCTTCTCATCCGGCGTCGCGTGCTCGAAAACGTCCTTCGCATCAGTATAGCTAAGGTGCATGACGATCTTCTCGAGCTCCGTCATGTTGCGCGTCTTCAGCGCGTACCTGGCCTGCGCGTGAGTGGGTGGCGCTTCCTTGGATACGTCCTTCTCGGTCTGCTGCTCTGGAGTGAGAGGTGCGTGAGGGTCACTCGTCTCCCGCAGCTTCTCTGCACGCGCTACCGAACGGGTGTCGTCCATGCCCTTCGGAGCGCCGCCGATGAGACCCAAGGTGCGCTCGACCTTCGTGGTGGTGTCCTGCGCGCCTGCCTTGTTGTTGTAGCTGGAGGCTGTGATCGGCTGGTAGTTCTTCTCGAGGTTGTAGAAGATGCCTTGCTTGAACGCGTCAAAGCCCTTCCCTGGGTTCGGGTTCCAGACGTAATCGCCCTTCCAATCCCGGTTGCGGATTGTCTCGATGATTCCAGTCAGCCACGGGGCGAGCGAGTTGTAGGCGTAGGAGCCGAGGCCAGTGACGGCGTGCTCATAGTCGCGCAGGTCGGCAGGGATATTGAAGCGTACAGGCTTACCGTGGGGGTCAGTCTTGCCGGTGCGGGGATGGAGCGCCTCGAGGTCAGCAGCCTCGAGAACATTCAGCCCGTTGTTCTTCATGTCGTCTGCGATCTCTTCCCATATCCACTTTCCGGTGAGCAGCTTGTCGAGCGTGGTGGCGATGGCGGTGGCGACGATGACAGAGGCGACCAGCCGGCCGCTGTTCAGGCCAAGCTGCGGGAGACGAGCGGCGTACTTGTGAGCCCAGTCCTGCTCCTTCCCTTCAGCCTCTACCTTCTCGTAGAACTTGTCGTCGTAGTTCTCCGTAAAGATTTCCTTCGCCGCTTGCGCCGCACCACGCCATGTACCAGCCTTCCAGCCGGGGGCGAGGAAGAGTAGTTGGATCCCGCTCTTGACGGTGTTGTTCCAGTAGAAGTTCTGATAGTTCATCTCGCCGAAACTGTTCTCGTTGGTCGCTACGACGTTACGCGCCACGGTCTCAGGCGTGACGTCGCCGTTCGAGATGGCTTGCGAATACTGCTCGAGTTTCTGGGAGAGCATCTGCACGTTCGCCATCAGCTTGAGCCGCGGGATGATGTAGTTGAAGAGCGGATAGGCCACGGCGCGCGACAGCCACGGCATCACCTTCAGCGTTGCGGCGCCGAGACGCCCTTCCGCAAGGTCGTGGCCGGGGCTCATGGATGCCTGGTCGGGAAAGTCTTGATTCAGCCCAGCACGGAAGCCGCCGGCGTAGACGAGGCGCAGGAGCTCGGGAAGATCTGGATAGTCCTTCGCCAGCTTGACGCCCTCTTTGGTGGCGAGGAAGCCGTCGGGGTCCTTGAGGTAGTTCACGATGCGCGCTCCGCCGTGGACCATCGTGAGGGGTGCAGCGATGGACGTAGCTACCTTCTTCGCGCCGTTGAACATATCCGCAGGGTCTAGCCCACGCAGGCCACGGTTGTAGAACTCGTCGAGACCACCGTGCAGGCTGGAGGTGATCGACCAGAAGGCCATCGTCCCGTAGTGGAAGGCGGAGAAGCCCATCTTGAACGCGGTCGAGGACGTCTTGAGTTGAACGAAGCCCTTGCCGATTTCAGAGCCGCGGATGTAGTCCTGGCTGAGATAGTTATTGAAGAGCCGGCCGAAGTCCTTATCCATCACCCACTCGCCGCCTTCGACGAACATAGTTCCACCTTCCGCAGTCTCCACGGGCCGAAACACTTTGGCGATCTTGTCGTTGACCTTCACGAAGTTCGGCGGCATCTTACCGCGGGCCGACTTGTAGACGATCAACCCAGCTTGCCGTCCGTTCCACAGAGCGTGCTGGGCAGCAACAAACTTCGCGCCCTCTTGCAGCCTGCGCAGGACCATGCGTACCGGGTTGCCCAGCGGGACCGCCCCATCCGCTACCGCGTTCTTAAGGGTGTACTTTTGCTGCTTCCTGAATGTCTGGGGTCCTGCGAACGGCCGCTTGGAGAAGATGCGCGCCATCTGCTCATCGTCGGTCGGTAGGTCGCCCTTGCCTGGGGCCTTGGAGTAGCGGTTGGGGAAGTAGCCAGCGCGATCAGAGAGCGCAACTTTGTTCTTGCCGGTGCGCCCAAGGTTGACCGCTGCCTGCTCTGCCATGCGCTGAGGCTCAAGGACGGCCTGCAGCATCTCTGCGGCGTGCTGGAGGTCTGGGGTGGGCTGCTCTTTTTCATTCTGGATGCGGTCGACGAACTCAACCCAATCCTTCTGCGGCATCCCCTCGAACATCTTGTCGATCCCGTCGAGGAAGAGGCTGGCCTTGAAGAGCTCGAGGGCAGGCTCACCGAGCGCACGGCCCATGATGTCGCGAGCGTCAGAGTCAGCAAGCATCGCAGGATAGAGAACGCTGGCAATCTCGTAGCCGATAGCCTTGGGCGTCTTCTTCACGGTCCCGATGGCCTTGGACAGCTCGCCCCAGGTCGCGGGTACAGCCTTCTGGAAGTAGGGAATCACCTTATTCGTGATGAAGCTGGGGAGGAGCAGGTCGACATTGGCGAATCCCTCTTCACCGCCGAGGTACTTCTTCGCTTTGGAGGGCGGTGCAATCTCACCCTTCTGCGCTTGCTCGTCAAACGCTCGCGCCTGCTTCACGCCGCTGGCGGGAGCGTAAAGGGCCGTCTTGCCCATGATGACTCCGACGGCTTCCATCTCGTCTCCGTCCTTTACGATGCCCTTCATCATCCCGCCGGAGGATGCGAAGTCTCCACCGACGACGAGTTCGCGCAACCGAGGGTCGAGGAAGAACTTGCCGGAGACAGACTTCGATAGCTTCGTGCGGATCTCCATCGAGCCATTTTTGATCCACACGCCAATCTCCTGCCCGCTGGACTGAAGGACGGCGTTGTCGCCCTTCTTCATGTACTCGTAGGCCGCATCAGGCGAGCGCATCGCGTAAGTTTCAGAGACGTCCTTGTTGATGTCGAACTTGCTCGGCATCTGGATACCCAGCGCCGTGGTGCCGTCGTTCTTCGTGAAGCTGATGATGCGGCCCTTCACGCCAGTCTTCAACTCGCCGTACGCTCCCAGCAGGTTGCCGGTGATGATCTTTGTTTTCTGCCGGCTGTCGCCCAGGTTGTCGCGGAACAGATGGTTGATGTCTGCATTGCGCCCGAGATTCGATATGGTGATCTTGTCGATCTGGGAGCCGGGTACGCGGATCTGGCGCAGGGGCGTATTGACGGCGAGGGTGAACTGCAGCGAGCTAGGCGCATACGGGTTTCCGCTCGTCTTCTTCGACCCTTCGATATTGATTACTACGGCGTGGCTGGAGTCGCCGTTGATCTCGATGCCGAACGCCGAGCCAACGCGGTACTCGCTGAGAAGCTGGCGACCCCGCTGCCGCATCCCTTGAGCCTTCTCGATGGCGGCAGGAGTGGAAAGCGTCTCCACATAGGGGGTGTAGAGTTCTTCAAAGTGGGCAGCAAGAGAGCGAGCGAAGAGGGTGTCCCGCTCGTGTGGCGGCTTCTGCATCATCTCAGGGCCATAGGTCTCTGCCAGCTTGCCTTGCACCTCATCGGGGGTGAATGCCTTGCCCTGGCGCTTGATCGAAT